GCGGATAGACAACCCATATTGAGAATGGTTCCCATTAAGCGGTGATGATGCACCCGACACGCCGGTGTGATTTGACATGTGCGGTGTGGTATGGTACGCGGAAGGGTGCGTGGTGGAACGGTGCTGTTGTGGCGTGTCATGTTACGCGGTGTGGTATTATGTGTATGTCAACTTAGATGAAAGGAAAAAATAAAATGAGTTTTATGAATCTTGAAGCGTTGTCTAATTCGATTGATTTTAACGTGAATAGTATTTACGATGTGTTCGTGTATTTTGTTGATATTGCGTCCGATTGCTTAATCGAAACTCGGTTTGTTGATTGCATTGATGCATATGGGCTTAGGGATGTGCTTGACGATGGCGTGTTTTACGTTCCGGGTATGATGTGTTTGGGATATCGTATCAATCGATGATTACGAAAGGGTTTTTTGTAATGATTAAGAACGATAAGAAAATTGCTACGATTTATTCTTGTTTCAAGAACGGTGATGTTGAGCTGTGGTATTGTTCATGTTCATTTCGTAATGTGTATGAAATACGGTATGTTGTTAGTTTTGACACGCCGGAGGGATTAAAAGACGCGGTAGGTTTACGTTCATATAACACGAATGATTGTGTACAGATGTTTAATGACGCTATCGCATTAGCTAACACACCTTTGCTGGAAAGGGATTGACCGTGTTTTGCAAACGTAATGCTTGCGATTTCATTAAAGGATACAGGTGCCGTGGTGAACGTCGTGTTAAGGCGGTTGTCATGAGTACGAAGTGGTTTAAATGTGATTCGTACGTGTCCGATTATGTGTTTGCGCATTGTCGTGATATGGTTGATTTGATGCGGCGGGGATTGTGGGAGGGGTGATGTGATGGCCTATTAGCTCAGTGGTTAGAGCGGCATCCTTATAAGATGTGCGTGTCGGGTTCAATTCCCGGATAGGCTACGCGATTGTGGTATATTTGGTCATGGCATGTCGTTTGATGTGTCATGACCTTTTTTTATTGTGAGGTGTGTTTGATGGATATTAGTTCGATTGTAACCGTTATTGGGAGCGTGGGGTTTCCGATTGTCGCGTGTTGTGGTATGGCGTGGTTTATCGCTACTACGTTTAGTGATTTTAATGATTTGATGACTAAGAATAATGTGTTGACCGAAGAACTTATTGCATTGCTTAAGGATAATAAGGGGGATAATGATGCGTCGAATATGGCGTAGCGTGTTGGCATGCGTATGCGCATTGTCGTTGCTTTTTGCGCCGTCTGCAAGCGCGGACATGCGCGGGGTGGATGTGAGCAATTGGCAGTGTGACATTGATACGTATACGTTGGACGCTGATTTCGTCGTGGCGGGTGCCACATGGGGTGTTGGCGGTTTTGACAACATGTGTCTAACCAACGGTGTGAATCAGGCGGCGAATTATCAGCTGGGGCGTGCAGTGGATAGCGGTAAAAGCATCGGCGTATATCATTACGCGATGGGACGTGATGCGAGCGCGGAAGCTGATTTTTTTGTAGATAACGTGCGTGGTTATGTTGGGAATGCTGTGCTTGTTTTGGACTGGGAATCTCAGGATAATCCGCAGTTTGGTAATGGTGCGTGGATTGAAACGTGGGTTCGTCGCGTGCATGACCGTACGCAGGTGTGGCCGATTGTTTATGTTCAGGCGTCAGCGTTGGGTCAGCTTAATGCGTTTGTGAGGGGGCATTGCGGTGTGTGGGTTGCGCAGTATGCGTCAATGGCTGCGACTGGTTATCAGGAAGTGCCGTGGTTGTATGGTGCGTATGGTGAAGCCATGCGGCAGTACACGTCGAACGGGTATGTGTCGGGATATGCCGGACGATTGGACTTGAATTATTTCAGGGGCGAACGTTGGCAGTGGGATGCATATGCGCGTGGCGACGGCGCGAATGTGTCCGCACCGGAAACTAATTCCGGTGGGAATGTGTCGCAGTCGGCTTGCGTGGTTGTCGCGTCCGGTGACACATTGTCGGCTATCGCAGCGCGTACTGGGCTGTTGCCGTGGCAGTCGTGGCGTGGATACGCTTCCGGTAATCCGTCCGTTATTTACCCGGGTGAAACCGTGTGTTACGGCGGTGGTACGGTTGCGCAGTCGGATGCGGCGCGTACGCATGTGGTTGTGTCCGGTGAGTCTTTGTGGTCAATTTTCGGCGGTGATTGGGCGCGTGTAGCGTCGCTTAACGGCTTATCTAATCCGAATTTGATTTATCCGGGTCAGATTTTGCGTTATTGAGAATCAATATCAATAATCGGCGTGTTGCTTTTTGCGCACGCCGATTTTGTGCTATAAATATTTATGTCGCCAAAAATGGTTGATATAAAACAGATACAAAGGATAACAAACATGCGAAAGATTCGTAAGGTAATCGCTGACAGCACCATAAGCTATTATGACCAGGACGGCGTGGCACAGACGTTCCACACCACCGGAAACGTTCGTAACGTTGAAATGGCCGTTAAAGCGCTTATGGACGCCGGCATCGTTAACGTGTTGGTTGACGATATTACGGTCAATAAGACCGTGTACGTGATGGACGTTGAAACGTTCATCGAACATGCCGAACGTGTCGCGACTGACGTAACCGGCACCGACAACGACAACGACAACGACAACGATAACGATATTGAATTCTGAAAGGAACTGAAATGAACGAGGAAAACGAACAGATGAACGACACCACTGTGAATGAAACCGCACAGAACACCGCTGACACCTATCGTTATATTTGTACGATGGATAACAGCACGTTCGAGGGAAAACGTGCCATCGTCAACGCACGTAACAGCGCGTTGTCGCTGAACGGGCGCGGCACGGAACCGTTGACGGTTATCGGCGCTTATATCGCGCCGGGCGTGCGTTCTCAGACCGGTCAGAAATGCGCTAACGTCTATCTTTTCGGAAAGGACGGTCAGACGTATTTCAGTCAGTCACAGGGAATCTACCGCAGCGTGTTGGACATATACGACATGTTCCCCGATTTCAACGCGCCTGACGGCATCACCGTTGCAGTCAAGCAGACCCCGTTGGGCGGTGGCCGTTCCACGAAATCGCTTGAAATCAAGTAGTTCGGAATGAAACAAAAGTGCCATAATACGTTATGGCACTTTTTTTTTTATAAGGTGGTGAACATGCCTAGAGCGCATAAACAAGCGGACATATTGACCGCGAAACGCAAACGTGTGCGTCGCGCGATAAACAGTCTGAAAAAAAGCATTACCGACAACATGCCCGAAAGTGAAGCGAACGCACGGCGTGCTTACATTCAACGGCTTGAAACGCAGTTGAAGCATACGTATGTTGGCCGTGTCCGTAATAGCGTCATGCGTGACGAACTGTATCAGCGTGCGAACGAAACCGTCGATAGGCTCGTGCAACAGGTGGGCGAGGTGCGTGGCGGTAAAGGGCGTGCGAGGGAGCGTGCGCGTTCGTTCAATATCTTTCGTGAGGAAATGCGCATGGCATCCAAGGGAATGCCTAGCGCGTTGGGAGACCTTGGCCGGGAAAAAGTCAAGGTGTTTTGGCGATACACACAAAACATATGGCAGAAATCGAACGTACCGCCGAACAAACGACTAGAAGCCATCATGAAAGCGTATGACGCTGATTCCTTAAGCGAACTTTTTGATACCATCATGGAACGAAATGAAAAGGCGTTGCGATACGCCGAACGTATGAAAACGCATACGGGCGAATTGGAGGATTATACGGACGTTGACGGCGGAAGCCCGATATGGTTGCTAGCGGTTTCACCCGACGTGATACGATGAAAGAACGCAGAGAATTTAAGTTAGCGGCGATATTCGACACCGAAACAACGAACATCGGCACGGGTGCCGAAACGCGTGCATACCCGATATTGTACATTTTCAACGATTTGCGTGACACGCCGCTGGAATCGTACACCCCCGATACGGACGATGTACGGTTTTACCGATACACGTCCGAAGCGTTGACGTATATTGACAATCTTATCGAATATGGGCGTGCGCACGGTTATGTTCCGATAATCGCGGCCTATAACCTCATGTTTGACATGCAGACTCTTATGTTGGAATTGGCGCAGTCGTACGCGATTGAGGTCAACGCGCAGACCGCTACAAGCGTGTATACGCTTGACTTGCTTGTTAACGATACCGTGGTGTGTCGTTTTTGGGATACGTTTTACTTGGAAATGGGCGGTTTGCGTGCGATGGGCGAAACATGCGGATTGCCGAAAGCGGTGGGCGATTGGGATTACTCGCTTGTGCGCACGCCCGAAACGCCGTTGACCGAAGAGGAAATGTTTTACGCACGCCGTGATGTGCAAGTGATACCCCAATATCTGCAATGGTTGCTACGTGCGAACCATTGGCTTACGTCTGATATGCTGGGGTGCCGCGTGCTTACCAAGACTTCGCTTGTGCGGCAGATGGCGCGGCGTGAGATTGGCGGACGGCGCGTCACGTTGCAAGGTGGTAAGAAAATCACCTTGCAACGTGCTTTCGAGATGACGTGCAATCAGGAATTTCCGAAAGATTATAAATCGTATGCGCTTCGTAAGGCATGTTTCCGTGGCGGTTTGACGTTTACGAGTGCTAAAACCGCTAGCGTTGTCGTGGATAATGTCGCGTCCTTGGATGTAACGTCGATGCATCACGCGTTCATCAACGGACGCCGGTTGCCGGTGAAATTCGCGCCAACACCTACGGATATTCTGCAAATCGCATGCGAACGCATTATTGGCACGTCGCTTGAAGACGTATTGGCGAATTATGATGACCCGTTTCTTACGGGACTGCATGTAGCTGTGAAATTTACGAATCTCAGGTTGCGTGAAAACACATGTTTCGACGCGTGGGGCATTGCAATCTGCCCACGCTCAAAATTCGTAAAGACGTTGCAAGCGGACACCGATTACAGCAACAACGAACGCGCGAAAACACAGGAAAACAGCGTCAGGGCGCACGGTTACGTTGACAGTGCCGTTAAACCGATGTACGCGTTCGGCAAATTGTATAGCGCGGACGAATGCATATTGCATGTCAACGAGATTGAATTATGGAACGTGGCACAAGTATATGAGTACGATGAAATGCACGTATTATATGGTGAAGCCACCACTAAAACGATTGTCCCGCCCGATTACGTGACCCTACAATCAAACATGCTTTTCGCACGAAAAACCGACGTGAAAAACCTGATTAAACATTATCATGAGGGAACGGCATACTCGAATGAAATACCCGATTCGATACCGGAGGGAATCGCACGCGACGCTAAAGAGGGCACGTTGAGCATGAAATTTCTGCAATCTTATTACGGGTCTACTGTTAAGGGGCAATTTAATGGCATATACGGCACACAAGCACAAGACGTGATGAAAGCCGATTACCGCGTGACGGAAACCGGCGAACTTGAAGTCGATAAGACTACGGTCTGCACTCCCGAGAATTTCACGAAAAAACGCCCGAAAACACCACGCGTCCTATACACGTACGGAATGAGAATCGTAGCGGGCAGCAGAATGCACCTCTTGATAGCCATGATGCTGATATACCGTCATTTCGGCGCACGCGTCACCGTCACGGGCGGCGATACCGATAGCCTGAAAATCAGCTGTGACAATGACGTAACCGACACGGAACTATTGGCCGCGCTCGAACCATTGCACACCGCGATAGAAAACGCAATCAATCGCACCATGCGGCGCGTCCGAAACACCGCGCCCGACATGGCGTCAACGCTGGAACATATCGGAAAATTCGAGGTGGAGGACTGCGGCGGCACCACTCGTTACGCCGAACATGTGGAATTGTGGAACAAGGCACGCGTCAGTTTGGATATGGCCGGGCGCGTGCATGTCACTTGCGCGGGACTTCCGCGACCCGATGGCATGTACACCATTGAGGACTTCGTGGGCGAAATCGTTCATGCCGGGCATGGTTTCGCGGAAACGATACGGTTGGCGCTCGGTTATGACGTGTTGGTAGATTATGAGATTTGCCACACGCTGCAACGCAACCGCCCGCATGTATGGGATAGGTACGTCGGCACCGTCACCGATTATCAGGGCGCGACGTACCATGTTGACGCACCCGAAGCGATAGCGCTGTATCCGGCCGGTAGATGGCTGGGCGAATCGGACAAACAGGCGAACGGCGAGAATCTAGCGTACATGTCATGCACGTATAATCGAAATGTGGAAACGACACCGCGCGAGCTTATCGTACGTGACGGCAAACCTATGATTGTGAGTATTGATGGCGAAATATTATTATGACCGGCTTAAGACGCTGATATTGCCGCGAAACGCAGACGTGAATATGATTATCGGCGCACGCGGCCTAGGCAAAACATACGGTGTACGAAAATACATGATAGAAGACTATCTGAAAAACGGATACTGTTTCGTTGAAGTGACACGCTTTCGCGAGGAAAACAACGATGTCGCGGCGAACTATTTCAGCCGTATTGTGCAAGATGATATTTTTCCCGATTATGAATTTCGGACAACCAATAAAATAGCCGAAATTCGTAGAAAGAAAACCGGTAAGAAAGAAAACGAATGGAAAACAATCGGGTATTTTATACCTTTGTCGTTGCAGCAGCAGAAAAAGAAAAGCACTTACGTTAACGTGCGCAACATTTGCATGGATGAAATCATCATTGATAACGATGACCGGTATCACACGTATCTGAAAAACGAGTTCGAGCAATTGGCGAAACTTGTGGACACCGTTACGCGCGAACGTGCTGACGATACGGAACTGCGCAAGCCTAGAATATTTCTGCTCGGTAATGCTTGCGACGCGTTCAACCCGTATTTCCAACATTATGACGTGCCGTTAGAACCCGAGTTCGGATTGCAATGGCTGGGCGGGAAAACATGTCTGTTCGACTATGTGCGGGATGACGCGTACGCCGAACAGAAAACGAAGAATACGGTGTCGGGCCGCATGTTGAAGAACAATGATGACATGACCGCAAAAAACAGGTTCAGACGTCATGATACCGATTTCATCGAAAAGCCGCATGGCCATGCGAAACTTACGTATGTTTTTCGATGGTTGCGGCATGAATACGGTGTATATGTTGATTTGCGTTGTGGATATGTCTTCGTATCCTCGAAATACGATGGTGGCACGCATGTTCCGTATTTCGCAATCACAAGGGATGATAACAAGTTGAACTATTTGACCGCGAACATGGCGAAAGATTTGATTAGGAATCTTACGTCTTATTACGCGTTAGGGTATCTGCGCTATGATATGGTGGAAACGCAACACGCCGTGAGTGAAATGCTCAGAAATTTCGGTGTAAAATAAACGCGGCATACGCAAGGTGTCGTAGCGAGGGCGATAAAACATTATCATTGATAACCACGGTTGACTCCGCCAATGATATGGCCGTGAGGGAAAAGCGTGCCGTCCGTCGTTGTGAATCATGTTGCACGTATGCTATTCTTAAGTCGTGCCGGTTCGGTATTCGTTCGCCGGTACGACTTTTTCATATATGAAAGGAAAAACGATAATGGATGACGAAACTTCCGAGGAAAGGGACACCGCCGAACGCGATGACCTTACGGAAAACGAAGCGCACCGCGTAGGCGAGTTCGATGACTTGCGCGATATGTTGCGCGACGTGCTGGACAAGGTGAGCGCAATCAGCGACCGCACGGACGCAATCAGCGAACGAATCGACGGTATATATGATAATTTCGCCGATTCCGTTGCGCAGATGGTTGAAAACGGCGCGACCGTCAAGGAAAACGACGATGACGTGGCGGAAGCAATCGAACAGGCAGCGGCAGAGGACTTGGAAAACCTCGATTACACGCTTTAATCGATAGGAGAAAATATTATGGCTGTAGACAATGCGACAATTTTGGATAAGGTGCGTACCAAGGGCACGGACGATTATCAGCAACGTATTCCAAGTGCTACGCAAACCGGCGTGGCTAACACTATGCGCTATTTGTTTGACCCGATGAATCGTCAATATTTGAACGATTGTGTTTGGAATATGGTCAATCGTATCGGACTTACCGTGATGGCGCAGAACGCGCCGTTTGAAAACCCGTTGTCGATTTTCAAAAAGGAAAACTTGTACTGGGGTTCGACTGTACAGGAAATTGCAGTCAAATGGATTAAGGCGCACGGGTACAAGGACGATGCGGAAGACCTTTTGAAGATGCACCGTCCCGAAGCGGCGGTGTGGTTCTATGAAATGAACCGTCGTGACCAATATCCGATTTCATGGACTGACGATGAATTGCGTCAGGCGTTCGTTGATGATTTCGGCCTGAACCGTTTCGTCGCGCAGATTATGGAAACGCCACGTAACAGCGATAATTACGATGAAATGAACATCATGCTTGCGTTGATTCGTCATTATGAGCAGAATCTTGGGTTCTATAAGGTGAAGGTTTATGCGCCACCTACCGATACGGCGTCGGCTAGGACGTTGCTCAAGACATTGCGCGCGACTGCCGGACGTATGCGGTTCCCCAGTACGCAGTACAATGCGTTGAACGTTACCGACATTCCGGCATACGCGAATCCGCAGAATATGGTGTTGCTAATCGAGCCTGAATATCTTGCGTCGCTCGACGTTGACGGATTGTCGGCTGTGTTTCAGCTGGATAAGGCGGACGTGCCGTATCGTATCATTCAGGTGCCGAGTCTCGGCATTCCTGGTGCCGTGGCGTTGCTTGTGTCTACAGATTGGTATCAGGTGCGTGATACCCTTTATGGCACCACGCAGTTCTATAACCCGCAGACACTCACCAACACAATGTATTTAAATCACTGGGGCATTTATGGTGTATCCCCGTTCACCCCGTGCGCGTTGTTCACCACCGGCGAGGGTACTGCCATCAAGGTTGTGGCTCAGACCGTGACCGACTTCACTCTGACCCCGGCCACGGGCACCGTCAAGGCGGGCGACCTTATGCAGCTCACACCGAAGCTCACCGCCGAAGTCTCGCCGACCGGCACCGCCATTCAGGTGGCACCGAACGCGGCGACGTACGAGGTTGCGGCGAACCATGCCGCAAGCGACGATAGCGCGCACGGTGCGGCGTTCGACCTCAACATGAACACGTTCGTGGATGACCAAGCACGCTTGCATGTTCAGCGTGACGGTCTTGTTGCCGGTGATGTTATTACCGTGACGGGCACCGCCACGTATGTTAACCCGAACGACAAGACTACGGAATATTCCGCAACATGCACGTTCACCGTCGAATAGTCTGAATCGACTATGGTATAAAATGAGTGGTGCTTCACATTGAAGTACCGCTCATTTTTCATATAGGAAAGGGCGCGATATGAATTTTCCACATCTGCAAAACGCAACGACGTTCCCCGATACGGACACGCGCGTATACGGTCAGTACCGTAACGTTTTCGACTACAATGTTTGGACACCAAACACGGTAATCAAGCTGTGCCGCGTGAATTGGTACGATGATTACCACGACGTTGTTAAATTCCCCGATGACATTGCAAGGGACGCGTGGTTTAACGAACTGGACGGCGAAACCGTCAAGCTCACGACGAACATGTATATCGCACGCGCCGACGCGGACGGCATAAAATTGCCCGTGCCTTACATGACAGCGCAACAGTATAATTACATTGTCGTTGACTTTTCGCATGACATTATCAATACGCCGTATCAAAAAGCCGACGTGCAGACACGCTATCATTTTTTCATCACTTCCGTGCGCGCGGAAGCACCGAACACGACAACATGCACACTTACGCGCGACGTATGGACGGACTATATCAACAGCACCACAATCAACGGATTGCTGTTGTCACGCGGTCACGCGCCGTTAACGGAAACGACACCGGCGCAACTCTTGGAAAACCCGCGTGCGAATTGTCGTGATTTCACACTGCCCGACGTTGACTATGGCAATGCTGCGTCGAATATCAGGAAAAGCACGCCGGTTAATCTGCAAAACGGTGCAAGATACATCTGTGTTGCCGCAACGTTTTCACCCGAGCAATTGCAAACAATGAGTAACATGCGCGGTTCAAACATCACGGACAGCGACCCGACATACAGCAATAACGACGGCACGGTGACGGGTTTCTCATGGGGTGCCGGTGACATTTATACATCAAATGTCGCCGGTGCGGGCACATCATACCATTCAATCGATAATCTCACTGCAAGCAACGTAAGCATGTATGCGCTCGAATCGTCCAAAATATCGGGCGAATATTTCGACACGCTTTTCGCATATTATCCACATATCATGTCGCAGATTACAGCGGTTTTCGTCGCTACTGCAAACATGCTGCGACTTGGTAACGGCGTTACTGTGAACGGCGTCGCATGGCATACAGTCAACGGCGCACGGACAAAACTATCCGATATTGATTTGACTATCGATGATTTCGGTTATGCTAGTGAATACGCTGCAATAACACGGCTGTATCTTGCACCATACGCACACTTGGAAATATCCGACAACATCGGCAATAAAACCCGTGTGGAAATAGCAGACTGCGGGCACCTCTCGGCGCAGACTATCACATCCCTCAGCTATCCGATATTGCGACAAATCGCATGGCTTGACGGAATAGGAAGCGACGGTGATACGGCTATCAGCATTGACGCTATCAACGGTGCTAGCATTACCGTCGACGTGCCGAACGCGGACGTGCTCAAAACACTCATATCGCACGACATACCGACATACGCGCTGCAACGTCGCGCAATCGACGCGCACCGCGCCGACGCATACAATCGAGAAATTGCGCAAGCACGCGAAAACGCCATTGTATCGTACGAAAACGGCGCACGTTCGGCTAATGTATCATTGAGCAACACACAACGAAACAATGCGAACAGCATTGCCAACACGAATCTATCGAACGCACTCAATTCCACCATCACGGCCAATTCCAACGCGGCGTCGAACGCAATCTACAAAAACAACGTAACACAGCAAAATTTGCTGCTTAGCGCATCCAATAACAAAATCGATGAAATGAACACGGCAACCTTAGATTTGACAACGCAACTCGTGAATACGGAAATCACTGCGAGTGCGATTGGTACCGTCACGGCGGCGATAGGCGCGATAGGCACGGCGGCAACCGGTATAGCGGTGACGGCGGCGACGGGCGGCGCGGCGGCACCGATGGTGGCGGCGGGACTCGGCGCGGCCGGAAGCATCGGTCTGTCAGGCGCGAGTTTCGCCACCGGTGCATCCAAGACGGCGGCGGAAGCGGCATTCAAGCAGTCGTACAACGACGCTGCCGCGTTCACAGCAAAGAAATACAATGGTCAGGCCAATAGCGTTAGTATCGCAATGGCGGGCACGCAAAATATTCAATCCACGACGCTTAACACTAACAACACGAACGCAAGCAACGCCACGAACAGCAGCGTTGCGGCCAACAATGCGAACACATCGAATGCGAACGCGGCGGCGTCACGTAATCAGAGTGTGGACAATGCGAAACGTGTCATGATGAATACGCGTTCCAATGTCAGCATGGCGTGGCGTGACTTGCTCAACCATGCTGCGCAGCCCGTTGGCGCGTATGGCGGTGACAATTTCAGACAGGCCACGGGACTTGACACCATGACCGTTAAAATCGTCACCGAAGACAACGGCGCGATAGCGGCGGCGGGCGATTACATGCTACGTTATGGTATCGCAAGCAACAAACTCTACAATAAGCCGTCGTTGACGCCTTGCAAGCATTTCACGTATTGGCAGACCGCCGACATATGGACGATATGCCCGCTTGCGCAAAACGAACAATTGCAGACAATCAGGGATATTTTCAGTTCCGGTGTTACAATATGGAACAGCCCCGAGGAAGTCGGCGGCGACTTCGTGCACGACAATCTATAAGGTGGGAAAGTATGGGACGTAAACGCACACATAAAAGGCCGTTGACCCGTGCGGAAATGGGCGAACGCGGCGCACCGATGTGGCAGCAATCACAAGCGCTCAATTCGCAAGCGTATTCGATGGCATATTCTCAAATGTTGAATATCGCATTATCTCGTTTCAAGTGGCTTAATCTGCCGAAAACTTGCGACGCATGGTTTCTCGAATACAATCTGTTATATTTCGGTTACGCCACAATCGCGTTCCCTCATAGCAAACCAGGAGTGTTTTTCAGCACGCAAGCGGTGACTACATCGAATTTCAACGTGTATTACAAACCGAAAAAATGGGATAGTTACGGCATCAACGGTTGGCGTTTTCCGGTTAACAATTCCAATGGTGTGTTCATCTACGCGAACCGTGCGCGTACGCCACTCATTCCGACGATTGAGTTTTTCGCGCATGAAATAGAAGATTTGTACATGACGCGGCGGCAGAATCGTTTCAATCAGAAAACACCGTTCATCCTTGAGGTTCCAGCCGGACAGCAGACGGCGGGCATCAACGTTATCAAGCAAATCTCAGGCGGTGAAATGGCTATCATGGCGACACCGGGTTTCACCGATTCCATGAAAGCAAACGTGCTGAAAACCAATGTCGAATACATCGGCATGGAATTGCAGAACGACATACAGAACACTTGGAACGCGTTTTATCAATCGTTGGGCATTAAAAATCTACCGTTGAAAATGGAACGGCAAACCGCCGACGAAATTAACGATTACGGGGAGCCGACCGACCTACGCGCACTCAGCGAACTTGAGGAACGGCGTGCCGCGTGCGATATACTCAACACAAGATTTAGAAAATACCTCAAGGAACCGATACAGGTTGTGTGGAACGAAGACAATGTGTCCCGCAATTATAGTTACTTGACGGACGTTGAAAGATTGAACGACGATGACAATGCAGAATGACATAGACTATTATCAGCCCTGCGAATCGCGCGACGATTTCCACGGCGTGATGACGTACACGTTTGGCGAACTGCTCGATATACCGGGCGGTGTTGACTGGGATAATACCGCGTGGTCATGGCGGGACGTTGCCTATGATGACACGCAATACGTGCGCTGTTGCAAGAAAATCGAGAACCGTTTTTTTGATCGGGAACTAGGCGTTATGCCACCGTCAAGATGGCGACGGCACTTTATGCGGCTCATACAGGAAATCATGCCGGTATTGCGTCCGCTCTATGCGCTTGTAAGCAATAATCCCGATATAATTCTTAGCGATAGCGATATATGGCACAAAATGCGTACCGTCTACAGTGATTTTCCCGCAACACAGTTAGCCGAAAATCAAGACTATGCAAGCAACGCGACGGATAACCAATACGAGACGATCGCCAACGGTGATTTCATGGACAAAGTCAATCGCATCAGAAACGGCGAATATGTCGATATTGACGTATTGTTGCTTGATCACCTTGAAACATGTTTTAGCCCATTATGGACGATCAACATAAACAATTACTGAAAGGATAATGCACATGTTTCCACTACTCCCGTTTTTCTCGGTGTGGCCGTACACACCCGCCATACCCGCTTTCTACTGGAACGCTAAAAGTCAAGAGGAAATCATAAAGCACATTGCGTGCGAGATCGATCACATAACGGCATATCTTGACGAAATCATAACCGACATAAACAAAACATTGAAAGACTACGATACAAGGATAAAGAACATTGAAGCGCACATAAACGACTACGGAACGGCCATAGCGCAACTGCAAGAACAAATCGAACACATAGGAAACACACAGCTAGTATGGAATGTTACGAAAGGCGAATACACCGATAGCAAGACTGCACTACGTGACCTCTATCGCGAATTGGCAGTATACGGCGCACGCGTCACACAGATCGCCGATATTAACACCGGCAAACTAGCCGAGCACCGCACCGACGAAACGCCCGCAATCGGCAACCTTACCATATTCAACGACACTACACCACGTGTCACTAATCCAACCACCGGCGAACAATACCCGCCGTTATCATGAAAGGGTGAATCATGGTTAACACCACGAATTACAGACTGGAAAAATATGAAGCGGGAAATTCCGCAAATCTACTTGACCAATACAACGGGTCAATGGATAAAATCGATGCGGCAATAAAAAGCGTCAGCGATAAAGCAGACTTAGCGCTAAACAATAACGTGCTACCGGAGGGACTAGCAGCATTCATAGAAGCGCTAGGGCTAACCGGAACTAACGCGCAAACACTTGGCACAACTCTAAACCACATATTAAACCACACCGGAACGGAAATATTCACCGTCACCGACCTCAGCAAACTCAAAAAAACCGCAGAGGGCTATCCAATTCCACCGATCGAGTAAAGGCATACCACCATGGCAACAGAAACACCGTTTTATCATCTGCCACTATACGAAACCGGCGACTTAGCCGACTTACGCGACGGGTACAACGCGGCAATGCGTACACTAGATCGCGTGATTCACCAACTAAAAATACAGGAAGAAATAAATCACCCTACAAACCTCAGAAAGGACAGCTGACATGACCGACTACACAACAAACTTCAATCTCGAAAAATATCAAAACGGCGACGCGGCCAACCTCAATGATCAATACAACGCGTCAATGGACATTATTGACGATAATCTATACAAAATCAACACTAACGCCAACACTGCGGGCGGTAAAGCCACGCAAGCACTAGAAACAGCACAAAACAACAACAAAAATCTAACGGCATTAGGCGTAACCGACACCGAAACCGCAACACAACTCAAAAACAAAATAGACACAACCGCAACAAACCTCACGGCCACAACCGAAACCGCGAACAACGCGACTGACAACCTCAATGCATTAGGCGCGAACACCGTGGAAAACGCGACTAATCTTAAAAACCGTATAAACGATACCTACACAAAAAACGAAAGCGACAACCGATACGTACAAATACCGGTCACACAAGATACGTTAATTGCAATCGGAGATAGCTATTTCGAGGGTTTCCGAACAACTACTCCCGCAACCGATAGCATGATAGTAAAAGCAGCGCAAAAACTTGGATTGAAATGCAACAATTACGCAGTCGGCGGTGGCGGTTTCATCACCGGCACAACATTCCTACAGCAGTTACAACAAGCTAACAGCGCGACAACCGATAAAACTAAAATCAAATACGTTGTGATCGGCGGTGGCCGTAATGATGCATACAACAAATTGAAAGAAAACGATGTGGCAACGGCACTGACCTACGCTAAAACCAATTTCCCATATTCAAAAATCGTTTTCATACCAATGATGTTCGACAACACTTGGCCTACCCGCGACGATGGACAAAAATACGGTGTCATGTGCGCCGGTGGCCGCAACGCAAACGTGCTCACAGTCAAGGACGCGCCATCATGGGGTTTATACTATGCTAGCGGAATGACAGACATACACCCCAATACCCAAGGTTCAGAAATATATGCACAATACATAGCTACTGCGATCGAAAACAATATGTCAGCCATGCCACGCGTGGAACGGCACATAGACGTAACACTTCCGGGCGTAACGAATGGCACACTCTCAGTATTCATTAACGGGCTAGACATCTCCTATGTGTTCCGAGGCAACAAAACAGAATGGAATCAAAATATTTTCGCCACCATAAACAAATCAAACACATGGGGCGCATGGACCATGCTACTAGGTTTTCTTGACGATGGCACACCGCTTAAACTGAAATTCGACGGAATGAATTTCAGCATCATAAACGTGTTAAACGGTACAGGAAAGGCCGGAATCGTCAACTTTGCATACAATATGAATATATTCGAGCACAACTAAAATAACAATTAACCCCGATAGGTTTTTCCCTATCGGGGTTTTATATGTCAATCGCCGTTATCAACCGAAATAACATATTTACGGCACGGGCGACCTTTGCGAGATTTTCCACGAGCAACCTCAACATAATCATAGTCGTAACTCAGCATGATTTCAATAACAGTAGATAACGCATACTCGAATGTAATAACAGCATCGTCAACAAGACCATTATCACTAACAATACCCTTATACACATTTTCAATGCAGACTTTATAAGTATTATCCTCTTCAAGTTCGATAACATAAGCATTAAAATTAATCATTTTATTTTTTCCTTTCCTTAACTGATACCCCTATAATACCACACCGTAAAACACGACACGCCCAAACCGCACCGCTTCACCATGCGCACTTCCACGTAGCACACCACAAAACTCATGTCAACACACCACGGCGTGTCGGGTGCATCATCACCGCTTAATGGGAACCATTCTCAATATGGGTTGTCTATCCGC